CTTTGTTTCATTGTATCTATTTCTTTGGCTAATCTATTTTGCTTTAGTTTTAAGTTAGCATAGGCTACAACAAGTTTTTCCTCGTCTTGCTTTAGTCTAACTTTTTTTGCTGTACTCATAGTTTATACCTCATTGTTGTTTAACTATTCTCTTGTCTTATCATATCCCATATTAATAACAATATAATAATGTGTCCATTTTGGGTTTTTCCACAAACAAATGTAGAACTTCTCCAGAACTAGATGGGAACTTGTTGCTGTGGAGCCACAGCTTGTTGTGAATAAGCAACACACCGAGCCGTCGCTAACGAGCGACGGCAACGGCATAGCTTTACCAACTACAAGTGTAGATTGGAACTTGTTTATTTTGGATTTGTTCTTTGCACCACTTAATGAACTTCTTATCTTGGGCTTTATATTCTTTCACAGCTTCCTCTTGGAATTGCTGACCCCAAAAGAAACCGTCAGAACAAAAACAATTATGATAGTTGTTTTTTATTTCTTCCTCTAACTCTTTGACGACCTCTTCCGTAATATAGACTTCGTCCCCTGCGTTAAAACCGAGATGACTTAAATCCATTGGGTGGGAACTCAGTCGGCTATCCCTTTTCTTCTGTTCGGCTTCGTTCTGTTCTCGCCACTTACGAGCAAAGAATGTTTGCAGTCGTGCGTGCTTACGCCAAATGAAAACGTGCTTAGCTTCCTCTTTCCTTTCTTTTTCATCATCGGAATAATATTTCCTAAAATTTATTTCCCTATTACGAAGATGAGCGTATTGATCTAGACCCATATTTTCCTCCTTTGTTATCTTTAACCCTAGTCTTATCATATCCCATATTAAAGTCAAACCTAAATTTTCACACAAAGTGGCTTCCCAGATCAATGTGATCCAGCTTCGTAGATTAGAATGGTTCTAAACTGGTTCTAAACTAAACGACACGAGACGGCATCAAAGAACTCCGTGCTGCAGGGCCCACCAGCATGCCAGTAGTATTACTAACAGGCCGCCGGTGAACGACGGTGCGAGGAACAAGACGATGGCAATGAATAAAATTATACTCACGCAGCCTTCTTCCACCAGCCAATCCGGATGATCACCCCCTGTTTACTCCAGGGACCAGCTACCAGCTGCAGTTCATGCATCAGCGTATCTAGCTGTTGCTTGGTTATATTGTTAACGGTCACCGGGATCTTTGTTTGTTTAATCCTCTTTTGTCTGTGACTTTGTCTTTTCGAAAATGGCATTATGTTCTCCTTCCTTTTTATTTTTTAGTAACTATTTCTGTAATTTTTCGTATTTGCCAGGCTAAATCACCTACGTCCTCAACGTGTTTGTTAAGTATACGTATTATCTTTTTTATTTTTTCTTTATCAGTCATACATCCTTTCTTTTGTTACCGAAGCCAAGTTTATGGCCAGATCCATAAAATCGAGCTTGACGAAACAATGCCCACCTCATCTATGGATCTAGAAAAGTTATATAAGACCCGATGGGATAATGTCAAGAAAAAACTCCGCCAGTTACTGAACTACCACCTCCTCCTCCTGCTGGTCAGTCACCCTTCCGGTGCCCTGTGTAACAGTTCTTCTTACAAAACAAACGAGGGAGCGAGAAACGACAAACGAGATTGGGTCAGGAGATCCGTGCCAGATCCAGCTCTGTTACGCTGCCGGTGCCATCCATCATCTTATCTAATAAACGAGATTCTTGGGCGAGAGAACGAGAACGAGGGCTGCGAAGGTTCACCAGCTCCCGGACCGCATCCTGGAAGGCTGGCCAGTGTACTGGAGCCGAGAACGAGAAACGAGGTTTCAGTAAACGAGGATCCGAGAAAGCGGACACCGGTCTGTACAGTTTGTACACTCTCTCCAAGAGGGAGTGATTGCAGATCAAAACTACCCCACCATAACTAATATGTTTATTTATCCAACTAATCTGCCACTTAGATAGCTTTGGATACTTGACCTTATCTGATTTAAGTTCCATCCAAAAACCATTACCATTTATACATCCATTTAAGTCAGGAATACCATTAATTGTGCTAGATTCTATGCGAGTAAAATGTATTTGATTACAATTTTTTTGAATCAATCTTGATAGCTTTGATTCTCGTTTTTTTGTAGCCATAAACCAGTCAGTTTTTGATTTTTGTTTTGCTTAAAATACAGCCCAATGGAAATATATTTGTATCACTAAACACCGCCTCTTTTTCATCAAAAGTAGCGAATGAGGTTAAAGTCTTTTTCTTTTTATCAATTTTATATATGTATCCTTGTGTAACCATAATGCAGCATTCAAGCTTATCCATCTCATCTTCATTTTTATGCCCAGCATCACCTGTAATATCTATCCACCTAATTTTATAAAAATAGTACTTTTTCTTACCGACAACAGCATTTTTAAATTTACTTTTTTTTCGTCGCTTTGACATTTACATCTCCAACCATTGTTTTTATATCAGGATTATGTACTTCATTGAACACAGTAACAAAAGATGACCAATTATTACTTTTGAGATAATTCTTTTGTCTCCGGCTTAATTTCGATTGTTTTGGCGTTGAAGCCATCAATCTTGCCGGATAGTTCTTTGAGTTTTTTCTCAAGCTCTGCACGTGACATACCCTCCAATCCTGAAACTCTAACTTCTTTCTTATCGATATATAAGCCAGCTAATTGGCCTGATCTATATTCTGCATTCACAGCTGCTGAATATTGTTTGTTATCTGCAGCCATATCAGCAAATCTTTCTAATCTTCTATATCTACGAATTTTGTTTCTCTCGTATTTTGAGGATGCCTCTTCAAGTTTCTTATCTAGATACTTGCATATGTGTGGATTGAGTTTTCTATTAGTTAATCTACTTGCAATAACTGAGTAATCATTTTCGTTCTTACATTCATACTTTGCTTGTCTTAATGCTTCTGACTTTGTAATCTCACCCCAATTAGCAACTAAAATATCAATAAACATTTTTTGTTTGATTGTTAAATCTTTCTCAGTTCTTAGTGCTTTCTTTTTTAGACCAGGCATTAGTTAGGTTTCTTACCAGATATCTCTTTTTGCATCATAGCTGACGCTTTTCTACCTAATCTTTTTCTATACCTGCTTAGCTGTCTCATACCTCTAATCATTCTAGACTGGATTGTTCTGACTTGACTTATACCTTGTATTAATTTCCTGTCACTAGGGGTAACTTTAGGTCCAAATTTTGTTCTCTTTGCTTTTTTTAATACATCATATCCTTCTTGGACTTTTTTATTCATTTCTTTACTTACAATTAGAGCTTTAGCCTCCTGCTTATCTAATTTTTTAAGAGCATTCTTAAAACTTTTTGATACAGGTATGTTTTTTGGCTTTGATGCTTTTGCATAAACATTGTTAATCTCTGTAATTTTATCGGCTATTTGCTTTTTAACAAAAGGTTGCTTCATAAAGAATTTAACAGCACTGCCACCAAGGCCTTTTACAGCACCACCTAAAAAATATTTTCCTGTTTTCATAATTTTTTATTATATAGATTTCTACAACCTATTTAAACCTGACCCTATTAAGAATTTTGCCCTTCCGTAAGACCATGTGGTGGGTCTAGGGACACCAGAGGGACACCATCAGACCCACCTTAAATTGACTTATAATCGTTGGTATACAACAATAATAGTAAATAGACCCATGAGACCCACCTGTTAAGCCGACCTACATAGATGTCTTAATGACTCTGAAATATCTATATAATAGATTTTACATTACAAAATTGTGTGATATAAATATCACATAACTAAGATCCCAGTTTCCCCTGGGGTTTTTTTACGTAAATTGTTATCTTTTAGTTATACCTTTCTACCCCCTGACCGGTAGCCTGTTCAGGGGGTTTTTTCTTTCGGTGTCCGGTATTCTGTGTTATAAAATACGTATGGGCAAACCTAGCGAAAACCTCCCTCAGAGTATTTCAAGGATTGCCCTAAAATCTAGGAGACCACCGTGAATGAACTTGATTATTTTAATTTAGGAACTCTAGTAATTATAATTATTTTAATTTGTCTTCACTTCGCCTAACGAGGCTCATCTCCACCGCAAACATAACCAACAACCTGTTTACCCTTATATTCATGATAGTAAAGATTACTAAACATTTTACGTTGTTTACGTTCATGGATTTTTACATTGAAACTATACCAAGAATGACAGGACATAAATATTTCAAAAGTATCTAATTTTATTTCACCAAAACTTGTTAAGTATAACAATGTTATCATTATAGGTTTCATCTTATATCCCCCGTTACAACCCTAATCACTGTAGTAATAGGATTATATTTATTTTTACCGTCAGAAGAACATCCCACAAGCACCACAACTACCACAATTAACCACAAGATCCTCATTTAAAGTCCAGTTTCTTTTTAATCATATCTATCCTTTTCTTTACAGATCTTCTTTCTTCCTTTGAATCCGCAGCTCTATAATTAGCATATTCATTTTTATATTCTATCCAAAAAGTTTGTATCTCTGTGAATACTATTATCTTCTCCTCTAAACATTTCTTGTAACGGTTGTGGACCATATCAGGATCTAAGCCAGCATAATAACAAATATCTTCAAAATCTTTAGATTTGTTTAAAAACCACTCATGTGCATCTTTTTTATTGTAGGCCTCATTTTTACCACCCATTGTATACAAACAATCTTCAAAAGCTTGAATAATTATAGCTTGATATAAACGGACATCACTTTGCTTTGGCTCTCTTACAAACTCAGTAGCAATATTAGTGCCCATGATTTTTAATAAGAATGGAGAGCATGTCATAGTAAAACAACCTTATATGTTGAGAATTAACTTTATTATTGGTTTCCTCATGAAGATCCTCCATGAGTTTCATTTTAGCTATGCCATCCATATTTTTTATTGATTTAAAATCAAGTAATGGAAGTTCATCATCGGAGAACATTTGCATAGCCACCAGCATTGAAAAGACATGGATGTGGGAGCTGGCAGCTAAGCATTTTTAACTAGGGACAAACCACGATTCTTTGCGACTCGTTTACGTCCTTTTCTCCAGTTGTTCTCAACTTTATCTAAAAAGCTGAGGTTATTATTCCCCATACCATAATCGTTTCCACAATATAATTGGAACATAACGGAAGTAATACTGTCATAAGTTCTCTTGTCTGGGCTAATTAAAACTAGCTTATCAAGAGCTTCATCAAGTATCAAATCTAACGGTTTTTTAACCGCTGCCATAACAATCTCCTATTAATTAATAAAAAATTGTGTCCGTTATTCTGTGATAATAAGAAGATTTGAAACCCCTTCTTTTCATTAGGTTGAGGAATA